ACCATTTTTCTTGGTTTTCGAGAAGGATTGCGGTGCTAAGACGAACATAGTCCTCTTCAATCGGGCGAACGCTCGATGAAGAATAATCCAAAACTGGTCCCCATTTATTAAGCAGCTGAGCTGCACGATCCTCATTGATGAGGTTTGGTGATGATGTAATATGTTTATTCATATTATTAGTTTTGTGTTTTTATGTTGGTAATAGTGTGTCACTCTTGAACGCTACCATAACGTTTAGAGTCATTTCTTTTTAATTCGCTAATGTATGACAAAACAGCACTGCCGTTTTCTTTGTCTGGAGTAAACGAATTAAGATTCTCCGCTTCATCGCTTCTCTTCTCTGTGACTAAGCGATCAACATTACTCCGTCTGCGCAGTTCCTTTGCATGCTCGGATACTACTTGGCGGCGATCATTTTCTTCCTGATCATAGAGGGATGCGACATAATCAAAATTCTCTTTGATATACGATTCACTCTTGCTATTGAAGAAATTGGTTAAATAAGCAGCTTTGAATTCTGGTAAGCTATTCACTTTTTCGTTGACTAGTAAAGTAGCTTTTGTTTTTTCTGCTTGTTCTGAAATTACTTGGTTTTTCTTTTGTAAGCCAACAACTTGTTCTTCGAGTTGTTTGATTCTGCTTACACCGTCTTTGACTGCCTCTACAACGACTTCATTTTCATAGATATCATTGATAGCAAAAAGCTTGCGTGCTTCTGATAGAATATTGCGCGCGAATGTTTCTTTCGCTGCTTCTTGGAGTTGTTTAGCAGGCATTGCCTTTTCCAATTGAAGGTCAAGATATTTGGAAATTTGTACTCTCAATTCGTCACGAAGAACTGTAGACTGTTTCTTGAGTAGCTTTTCATAACTCTCTTTGATTTGAATTAGCTTATCAATATGATCGCTCTCCATCGTTTCGAGTGCAAGTTGAAGCTTTCTTGCTCTATCCGAATCTAGCTTTTCAACAAGAGATTGAAGAGCCGAAGCGTGTTCATTATCTTGTCTATCCAAAGCTACTTGTACTGCAGCGGCAACTTTTTCGGAAACAAGTTGGTCAACCTCAGCCGTAAAGCCTTGTTCGATAGTCTTTAAGGTATCTTCGTTAAGATATTCCTTAGTGGCTTCTTTGATAATATCTAATATTTTCATTGGAATTATTTAGTGAAAAACGAACGCTCAACTTTGCGATATTCATTATCAAATTTAATGCGTAGTTTTTCTTTGACAATTTTCTTTAAGAATTTGTCGGCTTGTGCGTAGTTTTTGACGAGCAAACTAGCATTAAAATTATCGATGTGTTTACCGATTTGCATAATTAAAAAATACTTACCCTAATTTCATTACATCTGTCTTAGTGATGTGAGAAATTTTTGAATTTGTTCTTGAATAAATGAGTTTGCGTCTCTTTTTGGTAGAGTTGCAATACTTTTATTAAGTTGTTTGTACATCAGGTCCATACACTCTTTACACTCACCATTAGAATCTAGCATCCATGTTTTTGATTCTAATACGCCTTCAACGAATGCACTATGCACTGATGGGTCGCTAACTACATCTACACAAATAAGATGAAAATTGGAAACACGATTTCCTTTGGTGCCATCTGTCTCCGCAAGAGTTCCTAGTGCTCTAGATGATACTCCCAATTTAACCCCATTCAAAAGAAGACCTTTAACCAAGTCTCCCATAGGCACCCCTGTGAGAATTTTGGACTTGCCGTACCAAATATTTCCATCACGGCGAAATGATACGATATTATGGCAAGCTCTTTCAGGATTAATCTCGGCAGATGTTGGGTGATTTAGTTCACCAATTGCTCTGCCTGTCTTGATCATTTGTTCTGTATATCTTTGAACCTCGTCATCCATCTCCTGTTCCGAGTAAATTCTTCCATTTCTGTTTTCTTGTTCAGCCATAAGATACGGCCCTTCAATATACATTTCTCTGGTGGAATCTTTGTTCGATTCTTTAAGATGATATTGAATATCAAATGGTTTATTAATCAATAATTTTAATCCTGGCATAATATATATTTATTTAATTTATGTTAGTTATCCGATAAAGAATGGGGCGATTGTCGGACCTTCGCCTCCTTTTAGTAGTAATTCTTCAAGTGCGACTTTTTCTTTTTCACCCTGATCGCCGATATTAGCAACAAGCGAGCCGCTGCCGTATAATGTAATGCCTGAGAATTTGCCTCTAATATATCCTAATGCTATTTTCGTCAATGCTGTAGCATATTCAAATACCCACTTTTCATCAATGACATCTTCTACTCTTTTCTCCATGTAACATCCAATAGCAGCACAATATCTACTATTTGGTGATGGTTCAGGAATAAGCTTTAGCAATTGTGTTTTGCGATCAAATCGGATATAGACGTTGCGTGCTAATACTCTATTAGTCAAATCAACCCACTGTCTTAAAATCTCATAAGAGATAAGATCAAATCCTGTGTGTTGAATATGGCTAAATTGCGAAGTCTGGCCAAATACTCGTTGAGCAATTGCATAGTCAATATTGAATAGAATATTTGTATTAGTGAAGCTACCTGCTTCGAAGCTTACAACACTCGTGATTTTGCGATAGTCCTCCAAGCTATAATCATATCTTCCTGTTGTTGTTACAGAGGATAATCCTGTAGCTTCCGTAGTGCTTGTGCTATAGAATGTCACCGCAACTGGCAATTTAGTAGGCATATACTGACAGCAGCTTGCCGCTTGATATGACATATTAAAGATCTTATTATTGACAAGATCAAATGTACCAAAGATTGCATTCGGATATGGTTTAGCACTTAAGAAATTAAACGTTGCTGGAATAAATCCTTCTGAGTTGAGTTCTGTATCGCATATGCGTGCAGTGATGTAATTGCCGTTATTTGATGTGATGGCAATAGTATTTTCTGTCAATTCACATGTTGGTAGATTACTAATAGTAATATGTGATGCTTTGGTTACGTCATATCCCCATAATGCTGTAAGTGGTGGGGTTGGACAACCAGATGGTATATTGTATGCACTTCCCGAATAAATGGTTACATTTCCTCCTGATACACTAATCAAACCAGTAACATTAGAATATAATGTATTTGGTGTATAGCTCGATATTGAGCTAACAACAACTCTATCAGTATCAGATACAGCAAAGTTCCATGAAGATAGAGGTGTTAGTGTAACAATATTACCTGATGTCGATGTAGCTCCTGCTTGTGCGTATGATACCGCACTTCCAAGATATGTAGTAGTGACTGCAGTGCCTGTAACTACCGCAAATGTGCAATATCCTCTTTCGATATCATTTATCTCATAATCTGAATTAGTATCTTGCAGGCACATATTGCCTGTCAAAAGTGTATCTAATTTAACACCAACTCCAGGTATGTATAAATTACTATCAAATACTAGATACTCTTCTGTGTACCCAGCATATCGAGTATACATCTCTACGGCTCTATCTATAAAGTCCGCTAATTGAGAATCTGTTACTTCTACGGTTACCGCTGGATAGCCTAGTGCCTTTTTAATGCGTAAAGCCAGGTTTGCATATGATTCGATCTTACTATTAAGATAAGTCGAACCATGATATCCTGTAGGTAGAACTGATGAAATGCAAGGTACTTGGCTCATAATTATGCTGGAGTTTCTTCAGGCGGTGCTGCTGGGGTTTCTTCAGGAGGCGCCGGTGCTTCTTCTGGTGGTGCGCTAAATGATGGGGGCAACTCTGATCCACCACCGGCACCACTAGGAGGTGATTCGGGTGGCGTAATCCCTGCTGATGCATTTGCTGCAGCCATTTCATCTCTCCAGCTAGGTCCTTGTGATCCAATTTGATCCAATTCCCATGTAAACGCTTTATCCTTACGCAACAGTGCGCGATTTTCAAGAATCTTTTCTGGTGTCCATTTCAAGACGTCCATCATTAGTAATGTCGGCGAAATGTTCGCATTACCAGAAATATCACCGTATGTCTTGTACAATAATTCGAGATACTGCAGATCTCTCATCATCTTGAAGTTTCGAGGCGCGTTGAATTCTGGTTGGAAATCAAATTCACGAATCTTGTATAATTTCCACAATCCTCTCAATTTGAGATGTGTGATGAATCCTTGCTTAATCCCTTCCGCGAATTGCCTTTGAATGCGCATAATGAATTGTGCCATGCTTAATTCTTCTGCGGTAATTTCTTTGCCGTCTCGCATGGTCGTTTCTGGATTCATTCTATTCAAAGGAATCTTCATCGACCGATATAGCTTCTTGACGAAGTAGTTTAAGTCATCTAGTTGGCCTAAATTTTGCCCAGCAGGAACTGTTTCAACATCCGAACCTTCGCCACCAGATGATCTTGCAAACCAATAACTGTCAAGCATTGACTGTGGGTCATATACATTCTTAAATCCACCTTGTCCTGGTGTTCTCTTTTCCCAGAACTTTCTCATCGCTTGTTGCACAATTTGTTCTGCTTGCGCGGGGGGTGCATTACCTGTATAGATCTTAAATTTAAGACGCTCTGGCGCACGAACAAGACGATATATAACGATAGCATCTTCGATCATGCTTAATTGCAAATAAGCTCTTTTTGATTTTTCAAGATAAGGTACTTTGAATAATCTGTCTCTATCCCATACACCCGAATGAATGTATACCACTTGCTGTTTTTGCATTGGTACTAATTCTTCTGTCGTTGGTGTTTGACTCGTAAATGATACTCTATTAAAGATCCCAGGATGCACCGTCGTTTCATTATACTTTCTTAAAATGAAATGGCTTAAATCCTCATTTTGAACGTTAAAATATACTGGCTCTATTAATTCAGTAGGAACGTTAACAACTCCTAAGACGCCTAGTTCTGGATTTTTGTCAGAGATAACGTTTTCAAAGAATAGTTCACCTTCAATAAAGAATTGACGGAAATATTCCCACCCTTTATTTTTTAATCCAAAAACAGAAACATAATGTTCAAACTCTTTTGTAATTTCGCTTCTTGCTGTTTGATTATATTTGCCTGCTTCAATTCTTAAATTGATTAGTTTGCCATTTTCATCTTCGTTAAGAATTTCATCACATATAATATCTAGACAATCAGATAGCTCTGAATAATCCGACATGCGTCGATATTCATTAATGCGATTGATTTTATTCTCATCTAGAGGTGCGTAAATCAATGAATGATAACCCTTATCGGTCATCATATTATCATATCCCATCGGATTGTTTACCGAATTGCGAGACACGGATAGTCTGCGAATAATTTCATCGCGTCTACCACTCGCAGCTTCGAACGCTTTGTATTTAGGATTGGTATCTTCTACTTTTCTCGAAGCTGTGTATGGCAATGAACCCAAGATACGATGAGTCCAACTTTGCGGCATTGTCGATGGCATATTAATTGTATTTATTTGACATATACAATATTTCCATCTATATTGCGCATACTATATTAAAAATCCCGATTAGTCTTATACTGGCTCTGGAGTTGGCTCTGGAGTTGGTGGGGAATTTTTTGCATCGATCCATGCTTGAAGAGGTGCTACTGCGTTAATAACTGCTTGGAATGCAATGGCAACTTCGGGTACTTCGCTCACGGCAGAAAATAAGTCGTCGGTTTGCACCATTTGCATTAAATTAGTCGATCCTAGTTCACCCGTAGCAGAAGACATAGGCAAACAGGCAATTTTGACTGTTCCGTTTGTAGTTGATGGGCAAAAAATTGCAAGATTGTAAATCCACAAAATATCAAATGTTTTTGCTGGAATTAGTGGAGTTTGAATTATTTCTGGAATTGGTATTGGCATAATTATATTTATAGTTATAATGTCTAAATCTTCGTGATTTATATTATTCTCGGATGAGTCACTTCCTGTACCAATCCGGTGCCTGAATCAGTTAATACAAGATTATTACGTACATCTTGTCTTGCACGGATGAGAGGAGTATAAAAAGCTAGAGAGGATGGACAGATTTTGGATGGTTTGAATCCTCTTGCCAGAGATGCGATTTCTTCAGCAGTCAAAACTGTATTCCAGACCCCGACTTCCGCAACATCGCCATTTGCAAAAGAATCAAGTCCGCCAGTTCTCCTAGCTCCTATTGCTGTTCTAAACAAAGGTTGTACTGTTCCGACAAGAACAAACGTACCTACGGGCGATGCAACTCCATTTAAATAAGCGGTTCTTGCACTTATAGAGTTATGAACACATGCAATATGTTGCCAGTTTCCAAGTGTTGCAGAAATTGTTGCAGTAGTTGCAATTCCTGATTGGAAGTTGTCATCTCTCATAGAAGTGACACATTGGCCACTTGTGTTTATTCCGAGGAGAACGTGTGTCGCGCCAATAGCCGAAGTAAAAGTTACTGCTTGCCCTTGGAATACTAAAGGTCGAAACCAACAAGCAATGGTCAACGGAACCGATACTACCGGGGAGATATTATATTTACCAAAGCATTTGCGCCATTAAATGAAAGTGCCATAATAATTTATTAAATATTTGTTCTAACTTCTACTGTTAATAGTTGAGCCGAATCTACTAATGTATCAGCAACATTACTGCTTTCTCTGAATATTCTTAATGCATATGCATCTCCCGGAGCTAAACTATCAATTGATGGCAATGTGATTGTTCCTGTCATAGTTGTTTGATTAGCAGTTCCAGAAACAGTTACATCTATTCCCGCAGATGCTGCATATGAAGTTGATGATAATTTTTTAATTTGCGCTCCCCAACGGCATGAACCAGATGTTGCGGTAATTGTAGAGAATTGCGTTCTAATTAGTAATCCATTTGCTAAAACTGCATTATCAGGAATTACACTAATAAATCTTGCTTCTCTGATTGGACTTCCTGCTGCAAATTGTAGAACTCCTACGTTATCAAAATTTCGTGTATTCAATGTTGCGAAATTTGCAGAAACTGGATGATTTTCCAATGCGGTAAAAGTTGCAATTGTTCTAGTCGTGTTTACTGGAACAAAAGCAGTACCATCGAATAATTTTAATGAATTAAAAGTTGAATTATAATAAACATCTCCTGCGGAATTTACAGTCGGATCGGTTGATATACCTGCGAAATTAACTGAACCATTAGTTTTAATAGACATTCTCGTTGCGGTCAGAGTTTGAAATTCAATATTTCTCCAAGTTGCGCTTCCCGGAGAAGTTTCTGCTCCAATGATATTATTACCTGCGGAAGATTTGAACACTAATCTTTCATATGTTGTAGAATTTGTAAATGTTCTGTAAATTGAAAATGTTTGTGCATTCGTTCCATTTCTAACACCAAATGCATTATTTGCGTCCCACATCAGTTTATTGTTATTTCCAAGACATAAATGACCTGGATTGCCACTTTGGTCAAATACGACGAATTCACCAGAGCCTCCATTTCCTGCTAATGTCCAACGCGGACCTGAAATCAAATCCGCCCCAGCATTAGGATTAGTTATAACTAATCTAGTAGGAAGGTTGAGCCAACCATTATTAATAAATTCTGCCACATGCTGTAGACTACTTCCATATATAAATTTCATGCCTTGCATAGAAGACAGCACTGCGGCACTAGATCTCGTAGTGTCTCTCACTACAAAACTATTTGTATTATCTGTTAATCTAGCATTTGCGGGAATAATTATATTTCCAGATTTTGCAATTCTAAAAAGAGATGCGCCACCTATTGATAAGTTAAGTAAAGAAGAGTTTGCATTACTTGATAAATCTGTAACATTTAAACTAAATGACACTGGTGTTCCAGAAGTATTCCATGTTTGAGTGATATTTAATGCAGGATCAGATAATCCACTCGATCCTGCGTGAATGGTATCATTAATATGTAATTTTCCAACCGGAGTAGTTGTTCCAATTCCTAATTGACCAAACCTAGAAAACTTCATTCCAGTTACGTTATTTGTTTTAAAATCTAAATCGAAATTTGAATTAGTTCCTAGTGTCAATGAAGAATTTGTGTCATTGCCTCCATTTAAAATATAATTTCCGCTATTCGCAGTTACTGTAGCATACGTAGAATTCCAGTTAGCACTATTGGCTGTTAATGTTGTATATGAAGTATTCCAATTAGCACTATTCGCAATAACTACAGCATCAACTGCAGCATTACCACTGCCAGATCCCCACGATGCGCTGTTTGCCGTTACTGTAGCATATGTCGAATTCCAATTAGCACTGTTTGCAGTCAGAGTAGTATATGAAGTATTCCAATTAGCACTATTCGCTGTCACTGCTGCATTGACTGCTGCATTGCCGCGGCCTGATCCCCATGAGGCACTATTGGCTGTTACTGTAGCATATGTAGAATTCCAATTGGCACTGTTCGCAATTAATATTGTATTAGCACTCTTAAGATCTATCCATGCAAATCCGTCATAGAACTTTAAAGTAGTTTGAGCAGAATCAAAATACACATCTCCCGACGAAGGAAGAGATGGTTCAACGGCTAAAGGGTTAAGATTAATCGCCCCTGTGGATTTGATACGGAATACTTCATTCAATACATTTTGTGTAGCACTATTACTTGGAACAGTGCTTGCATTTGTGGTACGGAATCTGATATCTCCTCCTAGTGCATTTCCAGTGCTTTGAGAACCATCAATTGAGAATAATGAGCCTGCGGCATTTGCAGAACTTGTTGCACTTTGTGTGGAAATTGTTTGCGGAAACGGAGATGCGGCATCCACTGGACCAAGGCACAAGTTGTCCAGGGATCTAGGCCGCATTTGAACACGGGCAGTATTTCCCATTACAAAGAGTGCAGTAGAATCTATCGCGTTTGATCCTTCAATTCTAAACTGCGAACCACGGTAAGCTAGTATAGTAGCTCCTGGCGTGTAGAAAAACCCGTTAGGATTAGTCCCGTAGAAAGCTATTTGTGGGGGTCCGCTAGTGCCTGCTTTGATTCTAAAAACTTCTGTTAAAGGGTTTTGAGCAGCAGAGGAAACCCCCCCAGGTGCTACCCGGAAAATGATGTCACCTCCAGCACCCGTCCCGGTTCCTTGCGAACCGTCAATAGTAAATGCTGAACCTGGACTGTTAGTCGTTCCTGCTGCAACAGATTGGACCGAAATTGTTTGAGGGTTTATGGCAGACGTATCGGTAGTTCCTAAGCATAAATTATGCGCTGATCTGCGGCGTAAGAATAGATCTGCCGCCCCATGCACTTGGGTCGTCGACGACCATCTTAACGCATAGTCGTTTCTAATTGTGAGACCGTTTGCATTGTGTAATATGTTGCCCCCGACATCCAAAGTGTTTACAAAGGTGCTGCCGTTATTTTGCGATATCTGCACGCCACCGATATTTATCAAATGCCCATTGGTTGTGCTGTGTCTGATAGATAGTAGGTTGGTCCACGCGCCTGAATTTGTACGAAAACGGAAAATAGCAGTTGAGTCAGGTTCGCCTGGGGCCGAGTTACTCTGCAGAAAAAGCTCTGCGTCCACTGGTCTGCTCGCCGAAACTGCAGAAACACCCGAAACGGTAGTATTCCACCCAGTCGTTGTAAATCTTAATGCTGGTGATGTATATTGAACAGCCGACGTTGCCGGTGTTAGTGTCCGTAGAGTAATAAATGTACCATAGACTGCAGTTACTGTCGTTTGCAAAGTCAAACCACCAATTGCTGTTATAGAAGTGCCTAATACGGATGAACCTGATACTGCTCCAAAAACATTTCCATTTTTAAATTGAATTTCTGTTCCTGTTCCTGCTGGGAACCACGATGAGCTGTTTGCAGTCAGAGTAGTATATGAAGTATTCCAATTAGCACTGTTCGTCGTTACTGCCGCGTTAACTGCAGCATTACCACTGCCAGATCCCCATGAGGCACTATTGGCTGTTACTGTAGCATATGTAGAATTCCAATTGGCACTGTTTGCAGTCAGAGTAGTATATGAAGTATTCCAATTAGCACTATTAGACGTAACTGCGGCGTTGACGGATGTGTTGCCACTGCCAGATCCCCATGATGCGCTGTTTGCTGTTATGGTAGTATACGAAGTGTCCCAGTTGGCACTATTAGTATTCACTGTGCTGGTAGTAGAATTCCAGCTGGCACTATTTGCATTAACAACATTTGTAGTGTTATTCCAACTGGCACTATTTGATGTCAGTATTGTATACGAAGATCCCCAGTTGGCACTATTAGTATTCACTGTGCTGGTTGTAGAATTCCAGCTGGCACTATTTGCTGTCAGTATTGTATACGAAGTGTTCCAGTTGGAGCTATTCGCATTCACGGTGCTGGTAGTAGAATTCCAGCTGGCACTATTTGCATTAACAACATTTGTAGTGTTATTCCAATTTCCACTGTTTACTGTTAATGTAGTGTAAGCAGCATTCCAACTAGCACTATTGGCTATAACTGTAACCGTAGTATTATTCCAACTAGCACTATTGGCTGTTAGTGTAGTGTACGCAGCATTCCAACTTGCTGTGTTATTTTGTGATGCAAATATCAGTGACAAATCAACGCCCGCTGATAATATTTTACCCGACGTGCTAATAGAAACACCAGATATTGTATTTCCAAAGAACGCCCCGCTCAGCGCGTTAAAATAGTTTCTTACGATAAATGCTTTGTCATATCCAGCCATTTTTTTATTAAAAGCTACTTATACATACCGGATCATTATACATAATGTTTTAGTCTAATGCCTTTAAATTCTTTTGTCGAAAGAACATTCTGTGTGGTTGATGCTTTTAATATGACTGCGGCGGATGAAATAACAGCATCATATGAAATAAATGGAGTTGATGTATACACAATCGAATATTCAATTAAATCGACAGCAGTATTTGATGGATGCACAATTAGTGATGAAAAATATAAATCGTTGGTAGACAAGTCTTTAACTTCGATTTCATATTTTATAGCACCGATAGACGATAGTGCAAATGCATCTAATACATCCCCTGCACTTAAATTTTTGGCATAAATGACATCAGCTACATTGTCGTTTATATTGATATAGTCGTTTACTGATGCACCATTGCCAGTGGCGAACATGAATATTTTACCATTTTTGAGATACACCGTATCCCCCTTATGAATATTCACAGAACCTAATTCATATGTTATGAAACCAGTAAGAGTATTATAATTGGAGTTAAAATTATCAAAGGGCGTATCGGTGATATCAGCACTTATGCTTGACACTAATAAGGATAGATTGAGAATGCTTGCTGATACTGCGGTGATCGAAGTTATAAAGGATCCAATAGAAGCGTTTATTTGGTCAGTGAGCAACCATGATGCACTATTGCTTGATAATATTGTGAACGAATTTTGCCACGATGCACTATTGGTATATACTACAGTCTGTGTGCTAGTATATGCCGCAGTCAGCGCCTCTAGCGCAGAAACTCTTCGTGTTAAAAATAGTGTCATCTCTTAAAGAAATTAGTGCGTGTTCCTTTGAATGTTTTATTCGTCATCGATCCTGATGCTGAATATGCTGACAATGTCACTGTCACTCCGTTGGAGTAAACGCCATATTCAACTAACGGAGATCCTGATGTGTAAGTTAATGCATACTCTAATATTGATGAATCTGTGTTTGATGCTATAACTACGAGTTCTGAGTATTGTGATGCGCTCAGTGCGAGGTCATCTACTTGCATTGTATATTTGGCTGTATTGAATGATGACAGATTAAACGCATTTACAGTGCCATAATTTGATATATTTGTGATGTATATTGGTTGTATTGGATATGGATTTATCTCAAGATAATCTGCAGACAGTGTACCACTACTGGTTGTTAATAAAAATATACGACCGTTTGCGAGCTTAACTGTATCGCCTCTGCTGACATTGGCTGTGCTATATTCGTATGTTATAAAATCACCAAGAACGCTATATGTGGAATTATAATGATGATATTCTAAGGCACCGAGAGACGCGGATAGAGAAATTACATCTGCACTAAGCTGGGCTAATGCTGCATTTGGTGTATTTGTGCTTGTTAAGGTATATGCGGATATCTGTATCAATGTAGCCGAATTTGCTAATGACAATGCATATGCATTATTCCAACTAGCACTATTTGCTGATATTATACTATATGTTGCATTCCAATTCGCACTGTTTGCTGTTACTGTGTTTTGAGTAGATGTGTACCCCGCAGTTAGTGCCTCCAATGCAATTACTCTTCCTGCTAAATCGTCGCAATTGACATTAAAGATTACAGCACCACCATATTCTGTTTGTGCATATGGTGGTTGATATGGGATATAATTTTCATAATCATTTGTGCCTGATGGATATGGATTATACGTTTCAAGAACGCTATCAATGGATAGCCTAGAGCAACCACATTTCGATGTTGCTATTATATCGAATATGCCTTCTGTGTCTGGTATATACGGCAGTGTAAAATCAATTGTATTGCCTACTGAATTGATCGTATATGCTGATATAGGAATTGCGTAGAACGGTGGGCATTCGCTTGATGTAATTGACGTTGTTACTGACGGGTTCTCAGAGCATACGTTAATTGCAGAGGTTGCACTAGTATCTGGAAATAGATTGTAATAATTGTATGCAGATGTGGGGAACATCCCCGGTGTTGCACTTATGTATAGATTTGATGTAAAGTCTAAGTTTTGTCCTGTGATTTGGAAATTATACTTGGTTAACCCAAGGTTCATTGCAAATGGTGACAAGCATCTAAGTTTAGGTACACCCTTAATAGAGAATGTAATCTTGTTGTCTTCTGTCGCGTTGATTGATTTTTCAAATGATTGGATATCGAGGAAGCAATTGTTCATCGATGTAACAGATATCATATTTGTAACCACCTTACAAATATGCCCTTCATCTCCTATAGGTGCTTTAAATAAATAGCCCTCAATTGTAAATGAAGTGTCGAATCCAGTCCGAAATGTTGAATTGTCTGGAACGTCCAGTTCTTGGTTAATCGAGATTTCTCCGGTCCATGTAACCTTTGTTCTTAATGTTTGTTTTGTACTTGGGTCTACAACATCGATGTAGATATATGGATCTGTATACGGAACCCAGTTACTCATCAATTGAAGCATGTCTTGAGTGCTCTTTGTGATTACAGACATCCCCATCTGAACATTCACAGGTACTGGTTGCCTTCTTTGTTTGTATGTACCCGAATCGTTAACGTAAAAACTTTTATCTATTTTATTTTCAACCCTTGTCGAATCTCTCGAAATGCTTTTAATATACACCGCAATTGTCGGCATATTCACTGGATTTGGATTTTTGTTTAAAATGTCATAGATCATTCTCTTTTTGGGAGAATATACAAAATTGGCATGTATATGATCTTGTGCGACTCTGTCTTTATTATAGCGCTTAATAATAACGTCATTAAATGCGTCAATAAATTGAACAATCAAATCCTCTATTTCAAAATTGTAAGTATAGTCGCGCATTCTGTGATAAATATATTTACCGATGGCCTTTACTTTCAATCCTCAAGACGAGCCCTTTTCATTTAATCCAAACGATTCAGACACTCCTTATTCGTATATTCCATCGTGTGCATCCCAACCAACCAATGATCAATTGACATATGGCAGTTGGTTGAAAGATATCATAAACCTATATGGTGTGATGATTCGGTATTATCCTTATAAACTTGAACTAGAACAAATGAACACTCTGTTCGGGGAGGATTTGATGGCTGGATTTGGTGACGATACTACCTTCAGAGCGTATGTCGAAATAACCAAGAACAGTAATGTATTGAGCAAGTTCGGTATAAAGACATCGGCGGAAGTGAGCGTCGCCATTCCATTTGATGTTTGGGATACATACTTCCCTAATGATGAACCAAAAACAGGAGATGTGTTTGTAGTAGTTAATACGGGGTGTGGTCGTAAGGGCCAAAGAACCGCCGAAGTATTTGAAGTCACACAGCGTTACGATCGTAAGAATGCTGCTGGTGATTTCCTCGGCAGACATTATGGTTGGTTTCTCGAGGCGAATAGATTTGAATATGCATATGAACCGGGTGCACCACCTGAAGCCGAAAACCCAGATGTTTCTGACGAAGAAATATTCGGCAGATTATCGGGCAGCACTAATCCTGCGTCGCCAGTGCCGGCGAAGGTATATGATGGTAGCGTCGAGGCGATTTCAGAGACCATTAAACCATATACAGACAATAGAGATTCTGTATTTGGCAATTACTAAGCAATAAAAAAGGGGAGCTTTGGGCTCCCCTTAATTAATTTTTATTGTGCTTCTTTATATTGTCGAGCAAACTCGTAAACATGCATTCGAAGCGCTTTAACCATTTTTTCTTCTAGATTTCGAATAAATCCTTGATCTTCGGAGATCATATTGTGATTAAAGAATTCTTCAGCCAATTGATTAATGAACTTTTCACTAAATCTGATTTGCTGTGGATATCTGGTGACAACTGTCTTAAGATTTTCTCCAATCGAATTGGCGAAGTTTTGGAAGGAATCAAACGCAACCCCCATTTCTTCTGCACTTGGTGCTTTGTCTGTGCGACCGCTGCTATCACCGCCATAATCAGCACCACCTGGCTTTGATTTGCGTGCTCTAGATAGCCCTGTCTTTTGTAATCCTTTCAATCCTGCCGCGACTGCATTATATGCATCGTCAGCCACCTCATCAGAAACACCTGCTAATGGGTGCGGTCCTCTTGGGTCATCGACTTCCCTTTCTTCATCTCTTGAATCGATCCAGCTGCGAACGCGACGAAGAACATCAGATTCACTCTTGATGCCGATAGCAAATAGAGTCTCTGCTTTATCTTTCACCTTTTGTTCGACCTTTGCTGCTGGCACTTCTGGAATGTCTAATTTAACCTTAGTAGCAAATTCATCCTCCTTGTCAGCCGGTTCTGGTAGATCTGGCCCACCTTCTTCATCTTCGGTGTCTTCGACATCACCCTTTTCAAATTTATAAATAGAAATAATTGCGTCAGGTGTTAATTCATAGTCGCTTGCCAATTCTACTGATAACTCTTGGAATGATCTTGGGTCGTCGGATACAGCGTCAAGTGTTGCTACCAAGTCTTCTACTTGTGCTGGAGAAAGATTATGGTTAGGTGAGACTGCTCTTTTTGTTGCCATTGTCTTGCGAACCATTTGGGCGATTTCCGCCTTATCTGGTTCGACGTCACTCCATTCTCTTTCTTGTGGCTTTGGTGCTTTTGTTGGTTTACCTTCTTTGACTTTTGCGATAAACCGATTCAATTGATTGTCGTGTAACTTTTCACCAGACGCTTCTAATTCAGATCGCACTGTTGCGTCGCGTCTGATAACACGTCTAAGATCTGAATCGGATAATGTAGAATTTTGTGCAATAACGTCTCTAATTGCAGTATCCAATCCTCCTGCAATCTGCGCCATTTCATCCATTATATCATCATGAGATGATGTGTTTTCTTTTAAAATTTTATAAAGTTTTTGCAAGTCCATGGATTTATTTACCAATATATTTCATTTTTAGGAAAGGCTGCGCAATAATTCATCCTTTTCAAATGGAGAAAGTGTATCTTCTGCATCAGTATCTTCGCTGAAACTAATCAAAGAACCATCTTCATCCCCAAAAGCGTTGCCGTTTGGTTTGATGTAAAGAGCTGCTAATTCTAGTCTTTCAGACCTATCTCCAAAAATTTCAATCATAGCAGGGCAATCTTCTGTTGGAAATACTTTGCCTTTTTTCTGCACATAATCTACATTAAACGCTTTAAGAAATTGGTCAATTTCTGTTCGATATTCAAGATCAACGTCTCTATTATCTTTCGGCTCAACTGGAATTGGTGATGTATTCGAGATCGGCAAAAAGAAAATAACATCATAATGCTTCAATGCTTCTCTTGTTTGAATGATTGTCGCAGTAACATCATTTCCGGTTACACCTCCAAGGCCCTTAGCAGCAAGCCAACACGTGTATGCTAGATTGTCAATGACACATCTATCATGGATACAAAATTCTTCGTCTTTGTTGCTTTCTGCTTGCTCACACAGTGCTTCTAAAATAACATGCTGACTATCTCTATCTCCTGTGCGATTGATATTAAGATTTTTTTCTTTGATAATATCCCTATATGTTTTTTCTGGTCTTTTATACATAGGCCATCTATTCAAAAAGTCATTAATAAATGTACTTTTACCTGTGCACTGTGATCCGGTTACTGCTATTCTCATATTATTATTGTTCTGTTGGTGTTCTGTGAAATTTGATAAAAATTTGCTCTAAGAATTTTATTAGTGCATCTTGTTTAAGGGCGGTGTCGCAGAACCGTAATTCGACTCTTTCGCCCTTTGAATCATACCCTAACAAAATAAATGAATCGAAATACTCTGCAAGATAATTGACAATCCTTTGGGTATTGTTTTTAATTTCTTTAAAGCTTTTATGAACTGACATCTCCTGAGCAATCTGTGCTTTCAGGTCGCGCAGTTGCTCAGGAGATAAACTAAATCCCTCTGTTTGTAGTTGGCTTGATAATTCTTTTAATGACTTATACAAGCCATAATCAGAAGATTTAGGTTTTTTCTTCATAGTTCATTCTGCGGTCGATGTATTCGACCCTCTTGCATTATAAAGTGTAGTTTTGTTATTGATGCCGAATTTATACAACCACTCCATAATTACTTCCATTGAATCTGTAGACAGTCTGAATCGTTGTGGTACAAATTGATCCCCATCGTAGAATTCAAGATAGTTCTCGTCCACTCCGTCTAGATTGCGATACATAGTCGCGATTACAGAGGAATTACCAGGATCGATAACTACTGACCATGAGCGTGGATCATGTTGGCCGTATCGAATCGGAAGCCTGTCAACAAGGTATCCGCTGTCGCGGAGTCTTTTGATGAAATAACTTTCGTTAGTTGGTTTGTTTTTATTTGCCATATATGTGGTGTTTGGTTAAGATTTAAGTGCTCTAAGCAAGTATTTGATTTCTGTATTTCCATCTCTGTAATAAAACATATATGCTCCCTTGGTAATATTTACTTTCGTTTGCACGTCATGTTTTAATGCACTGATAATTTTAAATGTATCAATTGATAATGGTGATGTTGGTGTCAGGTCTGATCCAATATACCCATCAGCGGCGATAAACGTAATGTTATTGACGCTATGGTTTGCGGATTTATCATCCAAGTCAACATATACCTTTTTATTCTCCGCGTTGGTATAGAAATAGATCTTTCCTTTGTTGTCTGTAAATGTGCATCCTTTATTAATTTTTGAAAACGTATTTGTGTTCATAACAAATTCCGTATCGAACTTAAATGAATCAATCATCTTGGCACTGATTTTTTCAGCAGCCGCTACTGCGGGATCCAAAAGATAACATTTGAACTTGATGGTTGGTGATTCATAACTGATGAATTTTGACGTAATATTCAATATAATTTCGTCTTCGTCGATAACATCAATTGCATTAATTACCTTGCGAATATCCGATACATATATAACAAACGGTTCGCTAACGTCTTCTATTTTTATCGGAACATGCTTTGCATAGTAAATGCAAACCGCACTTGCGTCATGAGATACAACATACAGATAATCCGATTCTATGTGAATTGCACAAGAAATATTGGCGTCACTAATGCGTGAAACTGGCAATAAAAAGCTACTGAAATTATCCTTTTGAACTTTTATTTTCATTTAGTTTCTTAATTGACGTTTGTATTGTTTTTAACTTAAGTTCAATTGATACTAATTTCTCATAGATTAACGATGCAACACTATTTTTGCTAATATCACCCTCATTCAGCCCTGGCGTACCTGGTAATGATTGTGTTGGTATTGGTGCTGCCTCCACAGTACTTGTTGCCTCTTTTTTGAGAAAAGATGCTATCGGTGATTTGCCATTTGGATTGAGTGGAATTACTGGCTTGTTGCTTGTTATCATAGTCGATTGTTTAGCAAAAGGATTTTCGATTCTAACTGGTTCATCGATAACATTTGATTGTTCTACAGGATGCAAAACGACCTCTTTATCTTCGCGATCGACTGCAATACCTTCGATCACTGGTCCTGGTGGTTTTGGTGGTGCTGTAATAGTGAACTGTGATAGAATATTATTCACATCAATGTCTCTCCCATCTGTGATATTGCGAGAAGATCCTGTCGACATTTCACCAATACTATTCAGAGCACCGGAAACAAATGATGCCAATTTTGCCGTCGCGATCGCTTCATCTCTGCTTAATTCAATCATACTAGGCTTCTACTTGTTTGTGCAAATTCTACGAATTTATAAAATTCGTTTCTGCTGTTATTGGATGCTTCAATAAACGCGCCCGACATTTTTGCCGTACGCATTGTTGAATTCTGTTTAATGCCTCTCATAGAGCAGCACGTGTGATTTGCCTCGACTAGCACCGAGACTCCAAGATTATTTTCACAAAGATCGTTTAAGAAGTTGTGAATCTCCATCGTAAGATTTTCTTGTACTTGCGGGCGCCGACCAAAGTAATCAACTACTCGATTGAGCTTAGAAAGACCGATGACTTTGCCATCCTTTTGTGGAATATACGCAACATGGCAATATCCAAAAAATGGTAGGTTGTGATGTGCACACATGGATACTACAGGAATATTGGTCTGACAAACAATCCCGTCGTAACTACCGTCATTATCAAATGCAGTAATTTTTGGTGCTGGTTCAAAACAACCACGAGCAAGATCTTCAACCCATGCCTTTGTGACACGAGAGGGTGTATCTTTCATATGCGGATTATTCTGCCAATCAAATCCAAGTGCCGTCAAGAAGCCACCATATGCCTTTTTGGCATCGTCGAAATTATATTTTTGTTGTTTCATGTATATTAGAAAGTAGGGATTTCGAATTCTTTGAGGAGAGAGTTTACCGTTTCATCGATATCCACCGAATTGGTTTTGATTTCTCTCTTTGACTGTGTTTCTGCAACTGCTTCGCGTACTGCATTATTTGTATTGATTACACTAGCTGGCGGTCCACCATATTGACCAATCGTATTAGGCTGTACATCATCAACATCAACATCATCATTTGCATATGAGATAACTTGAATAGAAGGTCTATTTTGATTTGTGAAATAATGTTCATTCAGCACCTTTTGAATCTCGTCTGCTGTCTTCTTTGGAGGAAGCAACGTAGTCAAATCCTGTGCAAGCCCGTAAATGTTTTCAATTTCACTTGCGGTAAAATTCAGGTTGCGTTGCTTACTGATGAATTTGCTTGCTACATATGTAGGTGTTGCTTCTTTACCAGTGCCTTTCATCTCACAACGAATACGAAAATCAACCCCATTTGGTGATAGGTCGAAAATACGCTTACCGTATTCTTCACTATCTTCACCGACAATTGCTGCACTCAAAATCTTGCCGATTTCGGCACCATAGCGCCATGGCTTAACCTGACCAATATCCTTTTCATTTGGAGATTCGATAATGTAAATATTGGCGTAATTCATTGTCTTCTGACGAAGCAGTCGTGCTTTATTTTTCGCGGCATCTGTGCCAATTTTAAGCTCTGCGAATCTGGTTTCACAGCAAGGGCAAATTTCTGACTTGCCCCATGATTTGAGACACGGCACAGAGATGTAACGACCATTCTGTCTCGACTCCCATCCGTGATTCATAAACGACAACATTGAGTTGCTGGGATTGGGAAGATATGGAACAAAGCGTACGATATACGTCTTGTCAATTTCTGGTTTAAAGAGATTATCGTTTTTCGGTGATGCACTTTGTGGTGTTTGTGAGGTTTGAATTTTGCTGAAGATTTCGTCGAGAATAGACATAGTGTTATTTGGTTGTGTATTTTATTATAATTGTTGGTTGTTTAGGATTCAAGAATTTTTTTAGTGTAGTTTTGTAGTGCTTGGTATAGTTGTTGTGTTTTTGGTTTGATATCTGATCTATCGTATTTAGTCTTGTGTGAGTACAAATTCACATCTCCAAGAAACAAACCAAATTCTTCTGGGTGCAGCCCGTTCATAATAGAAAATGCATCTGGAAATGCAAAGATGGCATACAATGATACTTGGTGTTGTTTGATATGCTTAAGAAAGGTAGATGTATATCCTTGCTTAAACTGGCAGTATTGTGATGCTCTAATTTTATTCTCAACACAAAAATCACGGATGAACTTAAATGATTGTATGGTGAGTGCTGCTTGTTGTGGATCATCTGGTTCCAGCAATGACAAATACTTCATATATGACGTATAGTCTTTAATTGCTTTTGGTGATATGTAATACTCAAGTGCTATCCTGCCGTTGTTTTTTTGTGATTTGTGGATTTTGTATGGAGCCGCAAAATAATCTTCCCATTTAATATGCGGGTGCTTACCAAAGAAATGGCTCAGTCTTTGTAGATATGGATAATCCTCTCTACAATCAAAATTCAGCCAATTTTCTCTTAATCTAAATGGCTTATTAATTTGTCCAGAAGTAGTAGCAAGCCATTTATTGTAAATCTGTTTTTCGTTTTCTGTCATTACTTTGATTTAGTGCATATAATATTTTCTTTGATCTATTGACAATATCGTAATTGTACGACATCTTTCTCACAAAATCATAATATGTAATATCCATGATATCACACATTATTTTACGCAATTCCTGATTTTGTATGAAAGAAATAATAATCGATGTAGGACTTAAATTCTTATTTGATAAAAGACAGATCAAAGAGCAAGATTTGATATAATGTTCGTCGATTTCATTTTCGCCTAAAAATTCTGTTGATTCATAATCCTTTTTTGTTTCAAATTCCATGCCTGTATTTAGACATACAAAGAATTATGTCAACTTCAGGTCTTTCATTGCATTGTTAAAATCATCATCATCGAAATTGGTTTCTCCCGATGATAATGTCTCCGCATCATATTCCGAAAGATGCAAAGTATCATAATCAATTTGAAACGCTGTATTGCCATGATTAGGTCCAAAACGGTTCTTCATCAAGTTAAGATGCAAAATCCCAGCTTCCCGATCTTCATCTGTACACCAGATACCGAACTGAGCGTCTGCTGTCATAGGCAACCCCATCGATTCACCTGTCGTCTCTAATCCAGGATTTGCTTGATCATATGCCGACCTATTTAATTGAGTGGCACTAATAACAGGTGCATTGAACACATACGACAAGGCACGCACTTCTTCTGCAATTTTCTTAATTTTTTCATAAGAATTGCCATCACCAGAGCCTCTGCATGGAATCATCAAATTCAAATAATCCAAAATGATGGCATCAATCTTAATTCCTTTACGTACGAGCTTTGTTAAGTACGCTCTAATATGATTTGCACTAATCGACGATGGCGGAAACTCTTTAATGAAGAGCTTTGAATCCATATGATTTGAGGTGTACTCATTCATCCAATCACGGAGTTCTTCTTTCTTCTCTGCAAGTGTATTGATAGGAATCCGAGATAGCTGTGCAGAAATACGCTTAGCATAAATCTGCTCAGGCATTTCCAAACTAATAATCACCGCACACTTACCTTGTGCCACAATGTTATTAGCTATATTGCCTAAGAAGATTGATTTGCCTACATTCGTAGTACCGCAGAAAATATACAGTGCTCTTCCTTCTTCCAAAAGCCCACCACCAAGCTTCTCATCAAGCCAATTCCACCCTGTCTTGAGACGAGATTCTTTTCGATCAAGGTAATCCAAATGCTTTTCAAAGTCCTTGAAATACTCAAGACCAACATCATCAATCAGCGACATTGTCACCGCAGTCTCAAGCTCTGCATATGCTGCAGTGTAATCTACACTGCCTTCTTTTGCTAGCTGCGTTGCGGTCTTACTCAAGAATGCAACAAGCGATCTTTCTTTCAAAAACTGCTCTGTATTCGTGAGCAATTCTTTTAAGTTAAATGTCTTGTCGATCGCTGTGAACTCTTTTAAAAGCTTTGCAAACAACTCTCTTTCGGTTGACTCTTTGAGTCTTACTTTGATTTCCGTGATAGACGGAATTTCATTGTGCTCATTGAAAAAGTCAACGATAGGAAAGATCGCAGCCTTTGTCTCCGGTCGATGAAATAACTCAGGTTTAAGATGGTCGATAATGCTTGCGAGATACTCTGAATTAAACAGAGCATGGTATGCAATTACCGATTCAAAAAGATTTAAATCAAGCTTCTTCGTTGTCTTCTTCGTCATTGGTGTCTAGGTCGGTGGTTGAATACATCAGTTCAGTGTCGAGTTTCTTTTGAAGATTAGGAATAATGGTATTCTCCCAAAGATCTTCATTCTTGCGCCACTGTTTAAAATATCCGAGCTTAGTGCCATCTGGCAACTGATATGTTGCACCAGTTTGCTTAACAACTTCATATGCAATTGCCATCACCTCAAGGCCCGAAAATTTATCGAGACCTGTTTTAAAGTTAAGCTCTAGTTCAGTCTTCAAGAATGGCGGAACTACACGATTTTTAACAGTCATTGCAGACATAGTAATGCCGCTAACTTTATTTGCAATGGCGATTTTTTTATCATCATCGTCCTCGTCTTTATTTTGTGTCATTGACATCTGAACTAAAACAGTTGAAAGATAAATTGGTCCCTTACCACCACCTTGATTCTTAATCAATGATGGAAACATCGCAGATGGGTCATCATAGATATGGTTTGTGAATAAAATTGGAACCTGTGCTTTCGATGCTTTATTGCTCAATGTTCGCATAAGGCTTTTCATCGCCCTTGCACGAAGACCCATATCCGCAGATTCTTTGTCTTTGGAAATGTCTTGCAACTCTTTTGCATTGATAAGGTTGCCAAGAGAATCAATTGCAAAAATAAATTTACCTTTCATTTCTGGATCTGCGATAATTTCATCCAGAAACTTAACCATATCATTACGACATTGCTCGATCGTATCTGCCGAGTTCCAAATATAATTGTTGACATCACACCCAACACCCTCAGCTGCTCTGCGATCAACCGCACCCTCTGTATCCCAGATGACTGGAATCATTCCTTGTTTTTGTGCATTCCCAAAAATCTTATTGATAATAAGAGTCTTGCCACATCCGGATGGACCAGAAAATCCTGTAATACGACCCTTTGGTACCCCACCATCTTTGATCTTGCCACTGATGATAGCATTCAGTGCATAGCTTCCTGTATCAATGAAGCCTGTAATAGTCGATAGTGTACTGTTATTAAGGAACTCAGCGTCCGGATTAATCTTCTTTAAACTCTTGAAAGCCTTTTCTAAAATCGGATTCTTTTTCATGTATATCAATATAAGAGGCGGTGTGTGTTAAATCACATGTATTGTGCAATAAAAAAGCCCCTCCGAAGAGGGGCTTTTGGTTTAGTTTGGTTTGATTATTCGTCAAAAAGCTTGACAACCTTTGGGTCTGAAATCGGCTGCACCAAAGGCGGCGGTGCAAACATTGCTTCATATTGGCCGTACAACTTGAAGTCAAAGGTGGCGCCATTGGTAAGTGCAATTGAACTCTTTGGATAATTGAAGACAATTGGTTCTTCGAGGCTTGCGCCGAATTCGCGGAAGAATGCAGGCAAGAGTTGTAGTGCCATGTTCTGTCCTTGGGGAACAACATGAACTACTACTGGATTCTTGATTGCTACTGTAGTATCTGTATCGAGATGTGGAACCAATTCACCGAATCCAGTGCGTCCTGCTGGATCGATAAATGCGATAAGGTTTTCCTTGACGAATGTGCGGATGTTTGGTGTTTCGTTACTCATAAATTTATATGTTATATGTTATATTGTGGTTGTTGTGTATTCAACTATTATTTCTTGATTTTAACTCTTTTTCAACTGCATTGATAAATTCAGTGTGTGCTTTTGGTACTGATTTAAATTGAAATCCATATTTTCTCTTGCTGAGGTCTTTGTATACCTTTTGTAATTCTGATGTATTGATTTTGCTGAGGTCATTATCTTCGTCATTAGATTCTTTGTATTCCTCTTTGTCTTGTTTTAGTTTATCGTGGGCTTTTTCAAATTTTTCACGATCATTTCCTTTATAGGAAACACCCGTCATTTTAACCCAATTGGCTACTCTATCATAGTTTTGTTTTGATGGATTCTTTTCAAGGAAATTCAGAACGAATGACAGTTTTTTGCTCGGGTCTTTGATGTCTCTAGCGTCTGTTCGAACAATCTGCCATTTGATGTCAAATTTATTGGTTTGTTTCGACTCTCTTAAAATTGATTCTTGTTCCGCCGTGTTGATGTATTCTAAAAATGTATTCATATAATAATTTATTCCCATGGAAATACAATCCATTCATCTAACTTCCATTCTGTGTTGAAAATATGCCGACATGGCCATTCGCACTTTCTTTTACGACCAATCGTGGCGACAATGATTCGTTCATGGATTTTATCTGTATTGATAAACGATCTGCACTCATGATCAATTCTCCAGATAATATTATTAATGACTTTTCCGGTATCCAGGACATCATCAAATATAACCAAGTACCTTTGAGAATTAAACAATGAAAGAAGATTAAGACGAATTAGATCTGTTTCATTAATTGCTGGTGGTTTGAATTCGGTGGATGTCAAATTTCGTATCGCATTGACTGTCATTGTGGCTACAGGCCACCCTCCATAATATGGTGCCAAAATTACAAAATCATTTAGCTTATCTGAATAATCTGTAACGAGCGTTTGTGCTAATGATTCAGTACTTTCCTCTACGTAATCCCAAGATAGATAAGTCTTCATTGTTACCAGAGCTCCTGATCTAGTTTAGCTAAAATATATTCAACATAACTATCGGGGTTACCTTGCGGAACTTGCCAAATAGGCGTAGAAAGAGTGCTTGTAATATCTAGCCACCGATAGCCAATATCTGACATTAGATTGTAGATCTGCTCCTGCCATTGAACATCCAATGACCGAAATCCGTCATCTTTCATTTCAAGAGGTGGTAATACGAAAATATGATCATATTGATGCATAGTCTCCGCATAAATTTCATAGAATGTTTTCCATTCCTTGAATGAATATTTTCCAATGAGATAATCATGCGTAGCGTACGTAAACGCATCTAATGCACCCCTGTCGGTGATGAACTTCGGATGTCTATAGATATTACGATGATGCTCCTCAAGAATAGTCATCTGAGATTCATAATTCGAATCTTGATTGATTTTAATATTCTTTTCTTTCACCAGCCTTCTTACAGGCTCATCAATAAAATGATACTGGTCAAAATTACCGCACTCTTTAAGTTTGCGCATTAGAGTACTTTTACCCGCACATTGGGGTCCGCTAATACAAATTTTCATTCAGTAATATATCTAAAGGTTTTTATGTTATCAAGTATAATTTGCAGTTGTTCATCAGAAACCTCGCTATGAATCAAATCATTCATTTTGATTTTCTTCTTCTGATAAATTCCCAATGCGTCATATTTAATACCAAGCAATCCGTGTAGAATTGGGCTTGATGTGTCTACAGAATTAATATCATTATATCCTCGATATCCCAATTCAATTGGCAAAGAACATCCGAGCAAATGATGATAGCAATCCGATTTCCATACTCCTGTTTCTTTGAGATGTTTCACAAATTGAATTCTGCCATTTGCTTGATCCCAGTCTCTAGTCTCTGAATCTTTAACAAAGAAATCATGATTGAATCCGATGGCGATATTTCTAATGCCATTTTTGTAATATGCTACATAACACTCGGTCAGCTCATCCATTGATTGGCCTTGCACAACTGCCATTGGTAACAAATTACGTGGAGACCTGTTGAATTTGTCATGATATGTCGACATCCAAACCCTCGCATTATGAATACTGTCTTCTTTATCTCCCAGAACATCTGGCAAGATGTACCTAGTAGGATTCAATCCCTGCACATGTACTGCATATTTATCCCAATCAAAAGCATGCCCTAGTTCAAATATACTGTTATCAAGTATTAGCTGATTGACTGGAATCTTGCTTTTGCTGTAGAAATGGTCTTTATATTCTTGTGATTCATCTAAAAGATGAACTAGAACATATTCATAGTGCGTTACTTTCTGTACTTGTTTTAATATTGCTATTGGTGCTTCGTGTGCTATTTTCATAAGGCAAAAAGATCTAAAAAATCACATTGATATTGTCTGCTCATGTCTGGAATTTGCCAGCCGATACAACTATACACTCTTTCAATGCAAGGTGCAACTAGCTTCTCAAACATTTTTTCTGTGTCGATTTTAATGTCGAACTCTGGTGGGATTGTGTCATTAAATCCAATACATTTGAGCCCGTATTTGTTTTGGGCTGTGTATACATACCGAATCTTTGTGCCCGAAATGATTGGCATGTATTTTGATTTCAAATTCAATGTATTAATTAATGTATTGAAATAAATCGCCGATTTGACATGAATAGGAGTATGCAATGCAATATTGAATCCGTTCGACTGTGAAGCATATTTCTCATAATCTTTAATAGAGGAACGCAATGCAATATCATCAATTGGTAAGGTCTTGAAACTCTCATAACACTCTCTATACTTTGCGTCAGTAATCGCACGATCTTTTGATTTAAACGCGGTCGTAATGATATCCTTCATCAACTTCTTAACAGCATTTGAATATGTACTGCGCTGAACTTCAACACCAACATATTTGTATTTGTGTTTGTTTCTTTTGCCATCATACCTCACACTAAGAATATACCGTTTCTTTTCCAAGAAAAGACCAACATCACAAATTGATTCTCTCTTGAAGAAGTATCGCGGATCTACTGAATGTAATGTATTGCGCGCCCAATGATTAATTTTATCATTGATGAATGACTGTAGTGTATCCGTTGCTGCAACGCATTCTTCTGTAACGTCTCCGTTTTCCTTTAAGATCGGAATATTATGTTTTGTGAGGTAATCTTTAATAGTTAAATAAACCGAATCTGTGTCTCCATATACGATATAATCCTTATCCGGCAAACCATTTTCCTCGACAAAGAATTTATTAACAATCGATGCTGCTTGTTTAATAACCGCCTGCCCTGTTTCCGTAATACTTGCAGCCATATCAATATCATAGAACGGACTGTATTTGTTCGCATAAGTACCATACGCAGAATTCAAGAAAATCTTGATTGTGTACTGCATCTGATCCAAATGCTTAATCTTATGTTTAATTTCTGGTGTTACTTGCTGTGATTCAAGCTGTTCAATTTGGTTTTGGATAACAACCCGTTCTTGATAAAGTGAATCAATAAAAGTCGGACAAATGCCTTTGACATCTTGACGATACAAAACACCTGCTTGTGATAATGCAAGCCTTCCTTTTGTACAAAATTCCTCAAGCTGGTCTATGGTAAATACTTGTTCTTTTTTGTTGATAAATCTTACTTTGCATTCGGTGTCATCCCTGTAAATGATTTTACCGATTTTTGTTTCCGGTGAAAGATTCAGGGTGATGATCGTATTTGGATATAGGGAGTTGGCGTCAAATGATACAACTGCTTCATTCAACCCACGCTGCGGTTCTCGGACATATCCACCAACATAATCCTCTTGTGTTGCAACTGCATTGAATGTCGGAATGATTTTATTCATGCGATTAGCTTCCTTGCACATCGCACCAGTCACTATCATAATTTTACCCAATGAGTCTTCGATTTTGGTAAATCCTTTATAAGCTAAGAATCTCGCAATAGTAACATAATTCAATTTTTCGTCCAACAATCTGACAAGGTTTACGTCATGAATATTGTAATGAACAAATGAATTCCAATCGCTTTCAGCAAGCGCTGCCAAATCCGACGCATTGTGGGCCAATTTACCAATTTCAAGCTCTGCTGCTGCAATGTTGTTAAGAGAATATGAATCTTGTTCTCCTCTACTAAAGGTCTTGTACAAGTCCATATAATCAAGACAAGTCATTCCTCGAATATACCACTTATTAATTTCTCTGCCAAACTTTGTAGCAATTCCTTGTCGAACATAAAGCTTGCGCACAGGAGAGAGCATCTTTGCTTCATCCTCTCCCAAAACATAAGAAATCCGATTAATGATATATGGAATATCAAACCCTTCAATATTCCATCCGGTTACTGCATCTGGATAATCTTTAGACCAAAACTCTAGAAATTTTTGGAGCAACTCCGTTTCGGTTCTACAATAGGTATAATGGATTCTCTGAACATCCAACTCTTTAATTCCTTGCGATGCGAACGCGGCGTTGATGCCAGATTTTTCGTACGGATGTAAACCCCAACTATAAAAGCTTTCAGATATGTTATCATAAATTGTGATTACGTTGATTGGATGTTTTGCTTCGTCTGCTTCTGGAAATTCTGACTGATGAGTATAGCATGAATTATGATATGAAGTCCATTCCTTTGTCTCTTCGTCCCAGATTTCATATTGCTCAAGTAGTTGCGGATTTCCACGGATTTCACCCAATGTTGTTTCAATTACTTCATTCATTGTTTCGGTAGTGTATCATGCGTTTTCTTGTGCATGGATTAATTTTCGATAAATAGATTTCAAATTCTTCGTCTGACATTTTTTTAAGTCTTGACGATGTTAATTGTTTTTGGTTTGTTTTGACTCCTTTTTTTGCTTTAGATATTGCTTCCCCGCGTTTTTTGTGTGTCTATCTTTTTGCGTATTTTGACTTTTTTATCATTTTTATACTTTGCAGTATAAACTTCAATATCCAAATAAAATGTTTTGAATGGCAAATGAGACCAATCAAATTCTTTATCGCGATAAAGATCAAGTAAAAATTGTTGCTCTGCTCTCAAGTTATAGAACACACGACGAATGCCTGCATCCTTTACATATTGATTTCTTGCTGATTCGTTTTTGAATACAATCTTTTTAAGGTTGGTATTGAAAAGACTTTTTGCATCATACTGAGCACTGTTTGTCTCTACATACAAGAATGGCTCATACTCAAAATCATACATTTTGCGTTTGCCATTTTTATCCCAACTCCACAAGAAAATCTTCTTGCGGCTATTGTCATAGTAAACATTTCTCCACATGAGATATCATAACATGTGGTGGCTCATTAATCAAGCAAATTATACATTGAATCCATTATTAGCGATGGCTGGTCTATTTTCGGTTGGCATCTTGAACAGCATCTCAACATGTTCATCAAGATGGTCATCTAGCCATCTCTTCTCTGCAAATTTGCGCGCCTTCACTGATTGCTTAAGGTATTCATTTCTATCTTTAAGCAGTGTTTCTAATTTAGAAATCATTTCATCGCCTGTTTTGAATTTGAACGGCGCCTCTTGGTATGGTTCCATGTCTTGATATACTCCGGGAATACCTAATGCACCAGCCTCAAGCATTTTGATATCCGATTTTGCACGATTGAATTCATTACGTGCGAGTGGTGCGATTACGGCATTGATATTAAGAGATCCAAATGTTCTTGGCATTTCGTAAATGTTTACCCACGGCACGTGAATAATTTCTTTTCGATTTACAAAGGGCAGCAATCTCATCGGAATGCCACCCATAAATACCCACTGAAACTTATTCCGCGTTTTGATAATTGCTTCAATAACATGTGCAAAGTCATCTTGTTGATTCGCAGTATTAGCCGGGTCAAAATGAGTGCCAGATCCCATATACCCGATTATTGGTTTCTTTTTATTTTTGACGTAATTCTTGTCAATCTTAATCGGGTCATAAAAATCATGAAGCCAGAATTTAGGGGCATAGTTTGGAATGACGTTGATTTCTTGCTTGCCTGATTTTTTCTTATAGTAATCTCTCATGTATGGAGAGACTACACACATTTCATCACATAGATTAATAATTTCTATAATATTACTTCTAATTTGGGGATCTGTAAATGCAGGTCTGCTTGTGTTGTATAGGGGGATATCTTCGGAGAATACAACATCATCCACTTCGTAGATCAATTTAAATCCAAACTCTTTTTGCATTGATTTCAAGAATTTAACAAACATGAGTTGTTCGTTAGTTGCTTGTCTTTGTAATTTGATAGCATTTACTGGTCTGTAAAAATTGGGATCCGTATTCATTTGTGTCAACCCATTGACTACTGTTTTATTATACCCATTCATTAGCAATTCTGGCCATGACATTCTCCATAATCCACACCCACCATAATCAGCATAGAAATGAATAGCTCTCTTGAGGCCCGCACCTGGAGGTTCAGTAGTATTGACAACCTGTTGAGAATTTCTCAACTGCTCTGTTTGTTGATCCATCCTATGGCGGAAGAATTCTGGATTATAATTTCCAAATGCGGGCTTGCCGAAAACACTACCATGAATATGTGGCTGGGTATTAAAATGCATATAATTTAGAAATTAAATAGTAGCAGTTTCCCTCAATGTCAATTCGGTTATGCCATTTTTTTTCTCTAAAAAGATTACATTGGCGTCGTTCATAAGTGTTGCATTTTCCTTTCGGTGTGTGATGATATACATTGCTTCACTGTACTTCACCGATCTTTCTTTAAGCATATCTAGAACACTAGTAACACCTTCGCTGGATAAAGCAGAATCAATTAATTCATCATACACACTAATGTTAATAGTTGTATTAGACTGTAACCGGCGAATGTCTTGGAATGTGAATAACATTGCAAGATCGATTCTTTTTCTTTCGCCGCCAGAAAACGATTCATAAGAACATTCAATTCCTTTATCATTGTTAATTTTCTCTTCGAACACATCATCAAATGTGCATGTACATGGGGCGTTTAATGCCTTTAGATAATGTGCAAGTCTTGAATTAAGCAGCTTGAGAATTTTTTTGACAATAAATTTCTTAATGCCTTCTTCAGATAATAAGAACTTAACTATTTCAAGAATTTCAATTTTATCTGCCTCTTCTTTGACTTTAATTTCGATGGTGTTAAGATGGCTGACTGCTGTATTGATTATTTTCGTAAAATCATCATCTTCTAGATTTAGATTAGCCAAATCACTTTCAATAGTGGCTGTCCAATTTCTTAGTTGGTTAATGCGTGACTCTATGCTTGATTTTTCGCTTTTCTTTGTTTCTCCATAGACCAGCTTTTGATTAATTTCATTCAATGCATCGCTACATTTTATTAATCTTGATTCAATTTCATTATGCACATTAGTCCATTTTGTTATTTGGAGCGTATGTTCTTCTATTGATTGTTTTAATTTTTCAATTTCATCATCTTGGTTTTTAATGTCGGATTCGGTAAAAACACGCAGACATTTATCACATGAAGGGCCGTGATTGCTAATATGTGATATCCTTTGTTTGTGTATCTTTATTTCAAAGCTAATGCGTGTTTTATTAGTCAAAACAACATCTTTAGTTTTTCGAAGTTCGTCTTGTTTTTGCTCAATGAGTTGTTTATTGATTGCCAACTTTTCTGCATCAGGTATTACGATTGAATTTAATTTTTCCGTTAATCTACCAATTTCTGTTGCATTTGATTGAATACGTTCCTGTAACTCTGTGACTTTGCTTTGTCTTCTTTCAATGCTCTTTTGTGCCTGCTCTTCATACTGAGCAAGAGTTTTTTTCGAGTCATCTAATCTACTCGACGCTACTTCAAAATCTTTCTTGGTTTCGGAAATAATCTTTGAATGAACCTTTGCCATGTCAGTAAAGACACCTAGATGCAATATGCTTTCAATGAATTTTCTGCGGTCATTTTTATTCTGATTCATAAATCCGATAGAATCATTGAGCGTCATAATAACCGCGTATTTGAATACATCTGCAGTAGCATTTATGGTGTTCTCGATTACGTTGTCAGTCTCACGGATATTTTGGGTTATATCAATACCGTTTTTATACAGCTGCATTTTTGAAGGCGACAACTGCCTCATAAGAATATATTCATCCTTGTTGTGGTTGTCGTATACGTCAAATGTAATAACTGATTTGCAGGGCTTGCCTGTAATGTTATTAGCTATTTCTTTTTTGTTTAGCTTTCGGAGAGTATTGCCATAAAGAGAAAAGAAAAAGGAGTCGGTAAACAATGCAGATTTACCGACTCCGTTTGAGCTATTTTTGTCGTGATTATATCCTGTAATGAAAGTTAGACCTGGTTTGATATCCAGTTCGACCCATTCATCTCCAATGCTTAGAAAATTTTTGATCTTTAATTTTTTTAAGACAACTCGCTTCATTGTGAATTACTATAAAGCACTATGTTAAAAAAATCAAGAACTAAGATATAAATTCTTTATCTAAATTTGCGCCTTCGTATGGGCCAGTTTTATATTCGTAAACTATTGTATCGTCTTCTAATATTAGATATGTATGGCCTCCATAAAGAGTGAAACTTGCGTCACCTGGTAGAAGAACTTCCTCAGCGATGATAGTATCGTCTAGATCATATAAAAAACACTTAACACTGCCCTTTATTACAATCCAAGATTCCTGCGCTATCTGATTCTCATGGGTTCTTTTTTTTGTTATATGTTTATGAGGGGGGAATGTTTTATTTTTTGGCATATTTAATGATGCACATTGAATAAAATTATTTTCCGGCACTATTTCGGTTCTTGATTCTATTTCACTTAATCTGTTTATTATGTGAAGTAGTTTATCTGGCACAACTTTTGAATATATTTTTTTCATAGTTTTTTTCTAACTTAGCCGTCCACTCACCTATCATATCATCCATGAGCGTTTCGAAATTATATTCTGGTTCCCATCCTAGTGTTTTTCTTATTTTTGTAGAATCGCCTTTTAAGTATTTTAATTCCTCTGCTCTTAAAAATTTTTGATCTTGCGACACGTATTTAGTATAATCTAAATCTAATTTTTTAAAAACATATTCAACCATTTCTCTAACTGAATGTGTTGTCATTGTTGACACAACAAAATCATCTGGAATATCATGATTTACTATCATGTGCATTGCTTTTACATAATCTTTTGAGTGGCCCCAATCGCGATAAGAATCCATATTACCCAATACTAAATTATCAGTTAATCCTAATTTTATTTCAACTGCCGTTTTGACTACTTTATTGGTTACAAAATTTGACCCTCTTCTTGGTGATTCGTGGTTAAATAATATTCCATTGCACGCATGCAATTTATATGCGTTGCGATAATTTCTGACGATATTATAACCAAAAACTTTAGAACAGCCATAAGGACTAACAGGATTCATGGGGGTTGTTTCTCTCTGAAACCCATCTATATCTACAGAATTTCCAAACATTTCAGACGAACTCGCTTGATAAAATCTAGCACTTGGGCAAGAACGTCTATATGCTTCTAAAATATTAAGAACACCAATAGCGTTTGTTTGAATTGTAAATTGTGGAATGTCAAAACTAATCCTGACATGGCTTTGGGCTGCAAGGTTATAAATCTCATCCGGTTGTATTTGATCCAATAATTTTTCTAAACCACCCTGATCTAGTAAATCTCCGTAATGAATATTAACTTTATGTCTGACATCTTCACTAAATCTGCTTTGTTGTGATTCTACAGTTGAATTTCTTCTTATAATGCCGTGAACTTCATAACCCAAATCCAGTAAATATTCGACCAGGTAGCTTCCGTCCTGTCCGTTAGTACCCGTCAGAAACGCCCGGCGGCCTTTATAATTAATTTTTTCTTTTTCCATAATTTTATTTAAAAATTTCCATTTTTGTCAGGTCGGGCCAATCAGTAACTAGCCATTTCTTAGGTGCAGTATCAATTGCCTGTTTTATTTTTTTTAATCCTAAATCGGCTACCTCTGGTGTCATATAGTAGTGATATCCAACTGTATCAATATTTTGTTCTCTCCATGGTATATTTGGTAACCTACCATCGTAAGACATTTTTTTAAGTATAGCGTAATCATTTTTATTGTCAATCAAAATCATTCCACCACGACCCAGTGAAAGATGCTTTTGATATTGAAAGCTAATACACATAAATGTATTTGGTATATAGCTATCCTTTCTCCAAAGAACCGCAGCGTCTATTATCTTCTTACTACTGTAGTTAAGTACATAGTAGTCTTCCCATTCTTCATCTCTCCACACTCTTTGTAGTCCCATTTTTTCCGCTAAAAAAGGCACTGATAAATACGTTCTTTTAGGTACATTTATTTTTGTCTCCTTTGTATATCTTAAGCATAATTCAATGCCATGAGTACAACTATCTACTGCGACAGCATATGGTGAACCAAAAAAATTAGCTACAGCCTTTTCAAATTCATTAACGGTTTCAAATGACATATTTTATGTATCTATTTTCAATAAAGTTTTTATAAATATAATCTTCCGCCATCAACAAGTCAACGGCTAATTGAAGATTTTTTTCAACTGATTTTATTTTAGAATAATACAGTTCAAAAGACAGATCTTCGACTTTAAAATTATCATCCAATATTATTATACCATCAGTATCAAAGTAATCACTAATATTTGGCATACCGTAGTAAATCGGGATTGTGCCTGTCATAAAGCAGTCTGTTATTTTTTCGGTAAACATGTTGGAATACGTTGCATTTTCCATTGCTATTGAAAAGCAATAATCTTTTAAACCACTTTCTTTGTTTTGTATTTCATTGTAACCTCTGCCGAAATGATCACATTTACTTGAAAATTTTTGAATTATGTGCTGTCTATATTGATGGTCTGCACACATTATTTTATTTGATGCGATCATTGATATTAATTTAGTTTTTGGATATATTTCGCCCTGCTTAAAATATGATTTGCCACTACATTGTGTTAATTGAAATATATCTGACGTTTTGGCTAATTGTGCATCATGTGTAAAAACTTTTATGAATTTTGTCTTCAGTAAATCAGAATTATTTTCGGCCCATGAATAAATATCGGGTATAATTGTTTTAGATTCACATATCCATCCATAGTTTTTTGTATGTGGTGTTGTTTGATGATATATTCCATGATCTATATAAACAGAAATCGATGCCGAGCCGTCTTTGGTCCATTCAATAAATTTTGGAGGCAGGTCGTTTGATGATATACTGTGTTGAAACCCGCCAGCAATCATATTGATTTTAACTTTTTTAAAATTCATCATAGCCTAATTTTTTAGCATTTTTGATTATTTTTTCAGGATTAATTTTTTTAACTAACACTGCCGGATTTCCTTTATAAACGCCCCATTCTTCTGTATCTCCCATCAATAAACTACCTGCTGCTAGTAAAACACCTTTTCTTAGTATAGATCCGGGCAATACGATAGAATTTGTACCTATATTAGAAAACTCTTCCATCACAATGGGTTTTATAATTTGTGTTCCTTTTAAATCCTTTGGTATCATTGCACCAAATAAACCACTACCATCAAACCTATCAGACCCACATATAATCCTAGCACCCGCCATTATATTATTAAATCCCTTTGAAGTAAATGAGCCATCTTTACCTCCTATTATTGTTACATAAGGGCCGACATGCACATAACTACCAATAGTAGTGTTGGTTGTACAATAAAATCCCTTATCAATGGCTACATGTGAACCATTGATAATTAAATCCTGTTTTATAAAAATATCTTCATCTATAATTATATCGTCTCCGAGAACTTTTATCATAAAATATCTATAAAAATTACAACCGACTCTTTACAAATCAAATCATATCATTTGTATTTATTGCAAAAAAGCTCGTATTCAAATGAATTTTATCGCGGTTTTAATTCACTATAGGCTTCTTTCATCGCTGCGTTGTAATCCCTATATCCGTTTTGTAAATCAGAATAATTTGGCATTTGATACGCTATCATAGGATCACACATATACATATTATGTTGAGGCATAATCAGGTTATAGTGAACATCCATTTCATATATTTGTGGTAAGTTTAAAATAGTATCATACATTTGCGAATTTACAATATATGCATGTAGTGCATATGCGTGCGTTAATTTTATTAAGCAGTCGGATACTCTTGTAGTATGCGCAAGCAAAGATGCACCAAGATATAGTACATCCCAATTATGATTTTGTATCTCGTTTACTGATCTCAGCAAAATATCATTCGCGTTGTCTTCAAACATTGCGTCATCTTCGAGAATTAAAACATACGGCCATTTGCGTTCTTTTGCTATTCTGATGCATTGTTTGTGTGATTTGAATGCAGTTCTTGTCTCGTCGATAATTGCCTCAACCCTATATACATTGCTAATAACATTGCTTAATTTTTTAATCTCATTAGTAATATGCTCAAACCTATCTTGCCTATGCTTTAGATTAATAATAAGTGTGTTCATGTAATGTTCTATTTTATATATTATCTCCGTCCAGATTATGGTGTCAAATCTTCTTTAGCAAAAACATCCTGCCATCCATCTGCTATTATTCCACCGGATCTCGTGTAGTTAAAATACATAGAATGATCTCTTGCATTTAAGAGAATTTTTGGATTAAGTTGTTGGGTATATCTGTTGCAATCTACTTCAAATTGCCACGGATTGCAAGAATGTGATTCTAGTAAATGTTTCAAATACTCGGTTTTCCAAATTGCAGGTTGTACGGAATTTAAATAATCACTATGTTGATTGAATATATACAAATTATTTTCAAGATGTTTTAATTCATATATGCCTGGTGGGTATAACCTATCAAATAATATTTTATCCGCATTATGATGCTCTAACATTTGAATATGCTCTCTTATAAATTTCGACGTAATCGGCTCTGTCAAATAATAATCTTCAAGAATAAGACAAACATATGGTGTCTTAATTTCATTAAGACCTTTTAACATGATATCAGTCCATTGTAAATTAGCCCCAGGAGTTACACTAATATAATCTTTATATTGTATCTTAATCGTTTCGCTTACAAAAATATTTTTTGTTTTTAATTGCCAATATCTTTTAAACAGAATGTCAAAATTTTCCCAAAGGTGGCGATATTTATCACATGACCCAATTAATACTGAGAGCAGATCTGCATCTTCTTTATTCATATTTTTTGTTGGTTAATTGGTTGTGTAATTTTTAATAAAGTACTCGAGATCTTCTGGTGTACCCAATCCCCACATCTTTTCGATATTATGTATTTTGATTGTTTTGCCGCCACAAATCGCTTCGTTAAAAACTGGGCAGATATAAAATTCATTATTAACACGAATATTCTTCTCAATCATCTGTTCTGCGTATTTGACATAGTCGCTGCCTTTTTGCCAGTAATATATACCGACAGATGCTATGTCGGATATTGGGTTCTTTTCTGCAACTTCAGTGATATTATTACTTTCGTCGACTTTGGCAAACGACCATTTTGGGTGTGTAGATTTAAACGTTAGCATACCACCATCTGCTTTTTGTTCGATCATTTTATAGAAGAACTCGCTGCTATCCCATTCGATAAATTGATCAGAATTTGCAATTAATAACGGCACATCATTATCGATTAATTCCTTCGCAATGAGCGTAGTGCATGCAGCACCTTCGGTTATACCATCAACTTCGACTATACTACATTTTGGTGTTATTAATTTTAGTAAAGTATCTAGATTATATTTCTGCCTATGCTCTTTTTGGATAATATATATATAATTTGCATCGATATTCAAACTATCAACTACGCGCTGTATCATCGGGTCTCCGCGGACATCGATTAGTGGTTTTGGAAATGTATACCCTGCACTTTGGAATCTACTGCCTGCTCCTGCCATCGGAATTAAAACATTAAGATTTTCGCCTTTCCATTTTGGTATTTTCATGTTATTTTTATTGGTATTTATCTTATCGTATAATGATCCATGTGTCAAGTCATTTGGTGAATTTACTCTAAAAACATTTGCATTGCTTCTGCATGCGGCAATCAAACCATTTGGTGAATCTTCGACTATCAATGTTTCGCCTGGCATCATCTTTAGCTTACTCATCGCGGTCCAGTATATCTCCGGATGTGGTTTGCTATTTTCAACATCATCATTAGATAATATCAAATCAAAATGCGATATTATTCCTAAATTTGAGAGAATAGTATTTACTGTTTTTCGAATAGAATTAGTACAACATGCAATCTTATAACCATCTTGGGATAAATTATCAAGTAGGTGTTTTAACTTATCAGATTCTTTTATATCATCTAATGAATTAAGAGTCAGTCGTTGTTTTTCTATCCATATTTGCCTATGTAGGTGTTCTGGTAGATTCTTTTCCTTTGATAACAATTTTAATTTTTCGCCTGTTTTTAATCCGTCGTATTTTATAAGATGCTCGTTAAATGATATTGTATATTTTGGGTCAATTGATTCTAATGCAGTATTTAGACATTGATAATGTAGAGCTTTGGTATCTATCAAGACTCCGTCTAAATCAAAGATAATTAATTTTATCATTATTTGATTCTCCTTTCGGGTGGTAAAAAATTAATATACTCGCTATGTATGTATTCTTTGGTATCGTTGCACAAGTGCATGCCTCGAACTCCATCTTGTGACATTTCCCTAAACCATGATAAATATATATTACGCTTTATCCAATAAAAATCATTTTCAATTCCTAGGTCGTTTATAAAAAAACGAATATCTCTTTTTCCTTGTAGTTTTGTTATATACTGTTGTGTTAATTGTATTTCAGGTACTTCAATCCATGTTGTGTCTTTTATGTCCCATAACGTGTACATATCCTCTACCGTCCCGAGCATTAAATGATCCGTTAAATATCCAGGGCAGGTTGTGTAACAGACATGATTTTTCCATGAAAACATGTTTAATTTATTTTTATCAAGATTGGAAATAAACCTTGTAAAATTGGTTGGGATTATATCTGATCTTATTTTTAATACGTATTTATATCCCCTATTACTAGCCTCTTCTATGCCTTTTAATGTTGACAATATCTGTAAATTAAAATTCATAAATCCTCTATCCTCTGGTATCTTATTAAAGATAACGTTATCGTTTGCATCATATAATGTTTCAGATCCTTCCCACGTAGATATTATTAAATTGTACTCCCCATATGCTTCTTTGATTTTATCTACATTAGCACTGGGGCCTTGTACTACTATAGCTAAATTATTTAATTCTTCTAGCATGTTGTATTTTAAATATTATTTATTATCACTAAACATTTTTGCAATCATGAACACCTATATGTTATAAATCCATCCGTTTCTATTTGTGACTATTCTGAATGTTTTAGTCGTATGGTTGGATTATTTTTTGATTTACGAGGCCATCTTCGAATATGCCATGACATGGTCTTGTCTGGCGTATTTTTACCTTTTCTCTATATATCTTTGGCAGTGGTTCGTTTGATAATATTGTCTGTTTTGATAGACACCACACTGCAAATTGTCCTATCATGGCTTCTATACTTCCATAATTGTGTGAATTAAAATCACCAGCCCAAATATTTTCAAATTTTGCAAACCCGCATTTTACAGATTCTTTTATGTTTATAATTAATCCTTCTGGTTCAAAATGGATATCTCTTGTTATTGGCGAATCCACATCGATCAAAGATAAATCACCACTGAATAGTAATTTATTTTCGTAAACATCTTTTAAATATTCTGTCAAAATATCAATTTTATTAGATTGCCAGTAAGTGTCTGAATGTAAATGTATTATAACATCTAAATTTAGTTCGATCGCTTTATCTAACCCCTTCTGCAATGAAATTAATATTCTCTTGCTTAAGTTGAATCCGTAATGTTCTATTCCTAGGTAATTGACTGGCGTGCACCTAGGTACATCTTTATTTTCAATTACGAATATATTGTCATTTATATTTTCTAACTCTTTAAAACCGATATCTTCTTCTGATGTTGTTACTATTATAATAGGTGAGGTCTTTAATATACCATAGTCTTTTCTTATCATATTAATAGTGTTGGTGCATAGATCGATTTGTTTATATGCTGTTATGATGAATCCCGTTTTCATATTATATTAATTGTCTGATTAATGCTTCTTAATTTTGATACTATTTCGTCAAAATATACGCCAACATGACTACATATTATTGTGCATTTTTTGTTTGTCAAGATTTCGGGTTGTTCGACTCGCAGTTCCGTGCCAAATAAAAATTTACCAGATTTACTAGGTGCGTTATCTATTATGGTAGTGATTTTTGATGTATCTAGCCCATTTGATATATAAAATTGCGACGATACATGAGCTCCGAATAGATATATTTCGTCTGTGCTAACATTTGTGATTTTGTTTATGTCTTTTATGTTAGATAGGTGGTGTGTAAAATTATTTGTAAATTTATTGCCTAATTCCAATTTAATTGGTTTTATATTTTCGTTAGTGGGTGTAATTTTTTTTAATTTAAAAAACACAGAATGATTTTTATAAAAAAAGAATTCGCTTACTTCAAATCCTGTTTTTTTTGCTATATAGTGAACTACATCTTTATTTATAAAATATGTGTGCTCGAAATGAAGTATATTACCAGGCGAGTATCCGGCGTTTAGCAAGAAATCCATATCTGGAATTGAAAATACCATTATACCATCATCCTTCAAGATATCATGACACTGCTTTAAAAAAGATATTGGGTCGTGCATATGTTCCAGCAAATGCGAATGGATTATAATATCTTTTTTTTGTGTCTTGAAATTTTCATCGAAAAATCCTCGTGTGAATTTTACGTTTTCAATTTTTATATTTTCTGGATTTGGTTCTATTATATCCCATGATGCAAATTCTGTAGACAATTTTGCTATTTTGGCCGAAGGATCACTTATTTCTAATATAGATTTATTGATGATATCATTTTTTATAAACCTCGCAAATTCTATATAATGATTTTCCCAAATACTACCAACTGTGTTTATGTTATGGTTGTTTTGGTATACAATATTTACATCAAATAGCTCTTTTGTTTGTATCTCTCCACACTCTTGACATTGTGTTAAAGATAATTTAAAATCTTCTGTGTGAGATGCTTCTTTTACGACACCCATAAAACATGGGAGTTTAAATTCTAATATATTGTAAAGTGTATTATCACACAAAATGCACTTATTTCTTTCTTTCTTCATGAGCTGAACTATAATCTATTTATTATACTATTTATTATACTATACTTTTTCATTAATCTATTATTTGGCCGAATTAACTCACATACAGCTCTAGTTGTTTGCTATGGATGTGAAGATTTGCAATTGGTATTAGTTTGTTATCATGTACAGCGTAGGGCTTTTGGTTATCGAATATAACATCTAGCTTATTATCAATAATGCATTTGCCAACATAATGATTCGGATCACAGAATCCCTTAGTATGTCCGTTATTTGTGCCTCCTATGTACTGCCCATAAGAAGCCCCGTCAAATAATATCCCTAAATTATTAAAATTGTCGTCTGCTGGTTCGAACGGCAATGCGGGAAGATAATCTATTATATTTTGTGTTCCCTTATATATTAAATCAATCATTACCATTTCTGATATTGGTGTAAAATATGGAATAACATTATTGGCGTATAATGATTGTTCGCCAATGTTCAGCAATTTTATCATTTTCGAGATAAATTGTTCTAAGTGAATCAAGGAATTGCAATAAACAAACCCTGCAGAGCTTTTATATTGATCGACTCTAGTGAAGTACACCGATGGCTGTAATTTTTTAAGCATCGTCATGTCGGAGTATATTAAATTATCATACTCCATGTGAATAAATTCGTTAATATTATTATTCTTACAAAAATGATACAGTACAAATAAACGTATCATCGTTGTGAACCAAAACGCATTTGTTGATTGTGATGGATATTTTTCTTTGCAGATTGTATATAATTTTTGTATGTCATGCTGCATGTATTTCATGACGTATTGATCATCAACGACAATCGGGTCGCATAGATAATGCTTGCATTGTTTGATACAGATATCTGCATAAGGAGGCAACTCGTCGTACGTATAGTCATATATCATTTTGTCATTAATCGGCAATTTATGTGGCGATAAATGTATTAAAATTACTTTCATTTGCTTTTAATTATTACCACGCATGGGAAGGTATGCACCAAGAATGCATATTAACTACATCGTATTTTTCTGATATGCCTCTTTGAATTAATTGTAGGGTTTCATCAAGACTCCAGTTAGTATCGTACGGATCTGATTGGAGTTTGCCAGTTCTTAAATCTTTTAACCTTTTTGATATATATAGCTCGGGGTAAAACATTTCAACAAAATTGCCATATAATTCAAATTCAGACGGGTGACAATTATATGAAATTATATCATAGCTCTTTTCAATTATTTGTTGTGGTGTTAAATTTACATAATTTACTAGGTGTTGAATAATATTTTTGTTAAAGAAACCGATATCGCCAATATATGTATGTGTTGCTTTTCTATCTAAATTGAACATTTTTTTATTGAATTCAAAATATTGGGGCTCACATTGATCATATCCGTAATACCATATTGGTCTATTTTCTTCAAATAATTCCAGACGATTTGTAACAATAGCGTCGCAATCAATTGTCATGTAATATTCTGTTTTTGTAACGTTTTGGAAGAGTTTCAAAAATTGCTGCAGAATCCAATTCGGTCTAAATTTCCATTTTTGTGGAGTGGCATATGGTAGAATCTCTCGATCCAAATGATAACAGATATCATGCTCGCCTGTTTCAAATATTGGTGAAATTGGTGTGGGTGTACAAATATGAATCGTTGCAATATCAGGCACATTTCGTAAAAGATATTTAATGACGAGTCTAGACCTGAAAAGATCTTTTGGTGCTATTGGTAAAAATACGTCAATCTTTTGATTCATATGCTTGCATAAGTTTAAATTTCAAATCTCTAAGACTTGGCTGTGGGATATTATTAACACGGATTTGGTGTTTATTATAAAAATACTCCCATATTTTATCTATAATATCCGCTCTGCTTCCATCAGCTCTATTGGTTTGTAAGCGACTCGTTGCGATTGGGTTATTCATTATAAACCCATCTGAATTAACTATGTCAGCAAACCACCAAAATAATGAGCTATAATCTTTTTTTGATTCTCTATATACCATGTCGACATCAAAACCATCGCGCATATTTTCATCATATTTACCTGTATCTAGAAAAGCCGATCTATGGTGGTACGTAAATTCATTGCACATATTTTGATAAAATGCAACTTGCAAGTTATTAGGATAATCAATTATCGTTTTTGGTGTTCGGTGATGCGCATCTCCTGAACCAGCCCCTGTGCTTACAAAGCAAAAATACTTTAATCCAGTTCCTTTTGAAACCCTAATATATTCATCGAATATGCTTGGATTTAAAATAATCATATCATCCTCAATAATAAAGATATGCTCACATCCTTGTTCGAGTAAATATTCCACACATTCATTCCGACACACAGATGGATATTTATTTTGAGTATGCTGAATCCACTTGCCTGAATAATTATTTTGATATTTGTCACCTCCGTTTACTGTTACTAGACAATCAATTCTATCAAGGGGCAAAGATTCATACAAAGCCTTATAGTATGATTCCGAATTATATGTTGTGATTCCAACGCCGATTTTATCTTTCATTATTTCAATAATTTAACTATTACTATTATGTTACTTAAGTCTGTTAAATATACCACATCTCACCGATAATGTTTACATTGAATCTATTTGCAAATGAATTTACAGCATTAAACACACCCCATATAGGATGATAGTCGTCGCCGGTAAGTTTACCATTTTTATTTAAAATTTGTAGTGAATTATTAATATCACGAACAACTGCTTCATATGAATGATCTGCGTCGATATATATTAAGTCATATGTTTTTTTATTTGTCTTGAAAAAATCATCGCTGTAACCCTCGTATATGTTAACATTTGTGATGTTATTTTCCTTTAAATTTTCTAGAAATTTATTTTTGAATTTATTAGTTTCATCCCAGTGACTCATGAAGCCGCTCATGTCCTCATTTGTAGTCCCTTCAAATGTATCAACAACTGTAATATTTACATTAATATCAAATAGTGTTGAAAATTTGTAGATGTCGATAACGCTACTGCCAATAAACGTCCCCACTTCTAAATAATCAATGCTTTTAATTGATTGTTTTTTTAGATTTTGAAAATATTGATAGATATACAAATTGCGGCCAGAACCTGGAGAATAATTAAATAATTTCAATACTTCTTCTGGCCAATCAATGGCATCTCCAAGACCTGTAGGTGACCATGGAAGATGTACTTTTACGTTATCAGGATATGTGAAATAATGGTTTAAAGCTTTTTTTATTTTCATTTTAATTGTTTGTTATTTTTTAATTGTTTGAGCACTTCGATTGTTTTTTCTTCGCCCTCATATGGTACTTCAGTCATTTTGTAACCGTGCAGCACTTTAAATGAATCGTTCGCCTCGTTGAATGACTGCCAAAAATTGTTATTTCTAATCGTACTATCTGTTGACATATTTGATTGATTTTTAATCATGCTCCAACTATTATATATGTCAGCAAACCACCAAAACGGCGTTGTATACCCGTGCTTGTATGCTCTATACGTTAGCTCTGGATGATCTCCGTGTCCTTTGTTGAATACACGATTATGTAGCCCAATTTCCATCAACGCATCTCTTGTATAAAAAGAAAGAGCACCGAGTATGTTTGGTGTTAATATAATTTTCGTTCCGTCTGGGTATTCGATAACTTTTTTATAAACCGGTTGTAAAGATGCATCTAAATTTTCACGATTCGAAAATCCAAAATTAAAATGACAAATTCCTGTTGACTTGCTCGCATTGATGTAATTCAAAAACACCATCGGATCCTCGATTAAAATGTCATCTTCTAAGGTGAAGATGTAATCACATTTTTGTTCGATAAGATATTTCATCGCGACATTTTTTGATCCACCAACTTGTATTTTTTTGGGGTTGTTTATAATATGTGCTCCTTCTATATTATCGATTTTATTCCCATCATTGACGATGACTATATCATCAATATAGTCTGGCATGGTCGCCCATAATTTTTTTAAAAACTCTGGACGATTACATGTAATGATTCCTATTCCTATTTTCATAATTGATCAGCCTTCATCATTCATTCTGCTTTTTATATCATCGTCAATACTTTTCATAATGTCATCAAAGTCCAATGTTGGTATCCCGTTGGTCTGTGACTTATAAGGAGATAAAGCATTAAAAAGATCCGTCAAGTCAATTGACTCTTGTGGTGTATAGAGATTTGATATGTTTATATTGTCTGGGTCATTTTCAAATGATTTGAACATCGCATCAGATGTCTGTACCGAAATGCATGTGTCATCATTATCAACAAGGATGCCGTCTAATGACTGTGGTATTTCTAAGCCTGTTTTAACAACGTCGGCGTCGGGCTGCAATAAGTTTGTATTCATGTTTTGTAAAATTAACTAACTTGTCTATATATTTCAACTAGTGTTTGAAGTATTCTTTGTTTCTTTGGTGCTTCCTCTGATAGCTTATCAACTATTTCTTTGAAGGTCTTTTCAATATCAATAGGATCAAAATCTTCATCGATATCATCGAGCGTAATAGTTCCAGATGATTGATACTCAAAATTCAATTCAATAGGTTTCAGTGCTGATATTTGCGATTGCATCAACTCAATATCTGAAACAGAAAGTTCTTCATCTATCTGTATACGAATGAAGTTATTTGCTATCGCTGAGCGATATTCAGCAACATTCTCGCGTATAGCCGAACTTTTAAATTTCAGATGCTTTGGTGATATTTTATTTTCTATCGCTCTTGCTTTGCTTTCATTGATATCAAGCACCCAAATATACTTTGGTGTGTATGCCTCTCCCCAGCTCAATTCCATTGGAGATCCCACGTATATGATGCGTCCGTTATCATACTTCCTCATATCAGCCATGTGAAAATGACCTGTTAATACAAGAGGACATAATGACAAAAGTTTAGAAGCAGACTCACCATGTTCACACACTTGTCCTTCGGATATGGTAAAGCTAGTTATTTCAAAATGGCCGAACATGATGTCACACTTGTCTACCGTATCCATATTGGTAGCCCATGGGACAAATGTTATTTTTTTGTCGTTGTGTGTGATAGATGTGGCTTCCGATACGACATGGATATTCTGCCACCCGGTGAGGATATTCAATGAGTTGACATCAGACCGATCCCGATAAAATGCATCATGATTCCCTGTAACTAGGATAATATTAAAATCTTCAAGAATCTTGAAAAATTCAGATGCGGTGTGCATTGTATTGACACACACTTCTTTTCTATTGTGAAAGATATCACCGCTAATAACAATGTCTTTGATATCTAGAAGCTTATACGTCTTGGACATCCATCTGGCAAATTCTAATGCCAATGTATGCCATAAAGTGCTGTCTCGATAAACACCTAAATGCAAATCTGCAATGACACCGATCCGATCAGAATTAAATTTCATCATCATTCTCTAGTCTAGTGTCTTTGCTATCATCGTAAAAGCTAGCCGTATCATTCTCGTAATAGAATTCATTGCTATCCGATTCTGCAATCCGCTGGCGTCGTGTTTGATACCAAGCTTCATCGTTTGCCAAATTTGCAAACTGTTCTTCGCGGTATGCCTTGAGCGTATTTTGATTTTGTTTCTCTTTTTTAATTCTGCCAATAAAAGTATTGATAGCAATCTTGGTGAAGTATGAAAATGGGTTACCAATTTTGATATCATATTTCTTTTTTGAGAGAGCTGATATCATTCGAACAACAGCATCGCCAATCATTTCTTCTTTATATGAATAGTCTTTGAAGTTGGGAAGAAACCCAATTTTAGTAGCAATCTTTTGAACCATATCGCCAAGGATATGCGGAATCTCATTTGTTTCGTCTTGGTAGTACGCCAAGATTGCATCATGAAACTCTTCCGGTTTTACGTAGAACTCTTTGTTCTTTTTTGCTGGTTTCTTCTCTGATGTTTCATCTTCAGACTTCTTTGATTTCAATTTTTTCATGGCTAATTTTTTCCTGCTTATAGAGGGATATTCTCTGTTGCAGATGTTTAAAACTATAGCGGGTATTGTCTGCAAAATCAAATAAAATCATTTTTTCTTTGCTATGATGTAAACGACTACCTCTACCAATCGATTGAATGATGCGAATTCTTGATTTACCTCCGGAGCAGAAAAATACATAATGTAAGTTATTGATACTGATCCCTGTGCTAAAAATAGACGACATTGCAATGCAAATTATGTTGTCTTTCTCTTCCATCATCTTTTGCACCTTTTCTCTTTCTTCGACATCGACTTCACCTTCAATGAAGTAAATTTCTTTCTCGTTATTAACATCTAAAGACTTTGCTATCTCTAACATTTGTCTACCATGCTCTTTGCGATTGACAAGCAACAAGCTATTTTTCTTTAGCTTGTTTGCAAAGTTACACATCAATGTATTTCTGAAATGGTTTTGGATTAGCCATTCAGTTTCTTCAAGATATGCTTTGTTTGGTTCTTTAATATCTACGACGATATGAGGTGGATTTTGGTGCTTAATGAAAATGATCTTAGCGATCACATCGGCAATCCATTCATCGCTTCTCATTTCGTGTGCTTCGACTTTAGATAGCACAGGACCTATTTTACCAAGTAATGTCCAATAGTCTAGCTGTGCATCAGGTAGTGTCCCAGTAAAGCCATATCTGTGTATAGTCTCAAATTCATCGATGATCTTCGTGGATGCATTATCTTTTTTTAACGTATGCACTTCATCAACGATGATCAAGCCTGTATTCTTTTTCAGGTACTGCACTATCTCTTGTTGGCTTTCAGAACGAAGAATTGCTTGATTGCAAACTATGACCTTGCTTGTTGAATCAAATTCAAAACTACCAGACCATTTGCTGCATGAATACTCCAAACCGTATTTAAGAAAGTCTGCATGTGTTTGATTGACTAACCCAATATCTGGTACTAATATTAGAATATGCTTGCCATCTAGAGGATTTTCATTCAGTATCGTCTTGATTAACGATGCCATTGTTAAAGTCTTTCCTGTGGCAGTCGGCAAGACAATAATTCCTCGTCCTCTTGGTACCGCCAATTCAACAGATTCTTTTTGATATGGTCTCAGTTCGAATTGATCAAATGCTAATGCTTGTTTATTTTCTTCAAATTTAAATGAAGGTTTAAGAATGCTCTTTACTTTATCATCTAGAGATACACTAACAGGGAATCCCAACTGAGAAGCCAATTTAACTAGTTCAGGAACTAGTCCGATATCAACGACTCCTGCTGAGGTTATTGCATACGTTCTTGTTTTCTTTCTTTGAAATTTGCCACCACGTCGAAGAAACAATTCAGTCTCAACCGATAGTTGTTCTCTTATAATATCAAAGGCATCCGAGTGCAATACTGCTTTGTTATTCTTTTGGAATGTAAAATTCAAATAAGCCATTAGGTGAGTTCAAGTTTCATTATCTCTGTAACATTTTTGATGTCGTTAGTCATATAGCGGAAAATAGATTCAACATGCTCAAGGTAGTCGATTATGCTTTTTTGGTCTGCGATATCGTCGTTAATCTGTTTCATTTGAGGCGACGAATCTATTTTGGTTTTCATTGCATTATTGCTTAGCTGTATGTCAGTCTTTTCTTTCATACGCTTTAACGCTGCTTCTACTAATTGTTCTTTTTGCTGCTCTAATTGATATAAGCTTCTCTTATGAGCAATGAGTCTTGATACCCATTTGTGTTTAATTGCCGGCAACCTCATTGCGACATCTTTGACGTTGAGTTCATCAACGTGTGCATCTCTTGCTATTTCTTCATCATATTTTGCAATAATATCCATAAGTATAAACGTGGGATCGAAATTCTATTTAGTATACAACACTATCATCGCAAATGCAAATATTATTAGCGAAGATGGCAATACAACTTCAACTGCGGGTGTTGGTGTTAAAGGTGATTATGCACCAGGCGATGCGAGAATGCCAAAAGCACTCTTTAAGGGTAAAATGTTCCGACGCCAGAAAATTAAGGGTGTATTAGAACCTAAAAAGATGTAAGTCTTTGGGTATGCCAAAGAAGATTTCAACTAGTGCTGCGAAAGCAAAAGGCCGGCGCTTGCAAGATTATGTTCGCGATTCATTCCGCGCGATACATAAAGAGCTTGAAGATGATGACATTAAATGTGCGATCATGGGTGAGAGTGGAACAGACATCAAAATGTCTCCAGCAGCAAGGAAATTGATTCCGTTTGACATTGAATGCAAAAATCAAGAGAAGATGAATGTATGGGCTTCCATTAAACAATGCGAAACCAATTGCAATAAAGACCGCATTCCGCTATTAGTATTCAAGCGAAACCATACAAAACCCTATGCATGCATTGAATTCGAAACCCTCCTACGGCTTATATCGAGGACTTCAGATAATAACAGTCAAGGAGCTAGTCTGCAAAAGCCAGAACAAAATACTTAATTTTTTAGACGACTATGGGATTAATGAAAAAAGTCTTCAAGGTGATATTAAAAAGATTGTTCTTCATTGCTGCTTTGAAACTATCATAGATTTATTAAAAACTAGTACCACAACATTGATCGTGGATAATGGGCCTTTCAATAATGAAAGCATTGCTAATATCATAGGTGATTCCAAAGCCGACAAATGTCTTGACCAATTAAAGAAGGCATTACAGAAAATTTTTAAGACCAAGTATATTGCGTATGAAGGAGAAATATCTTTAAATGATATTCCAGGGGAAATTATTGAGCGACTCCAAATCAA